ATCCCTCGCCGTTTCCGCGCCCGTCCTTGCCGATACAGCTAAATCTCTGGCCGTTTCCGCGCCGGTCTTGGCCGCCTGGGCAGTGGTATTTGCGGCCTGCGCCGCCGTTTGCGCCGTTTCCGCACCGGTTCTCGCTGTTTCCGCGCCAATTCTCGCTGTTTCCGCACCGGTACGCGCCGTTTCCGCGCCCGCCTGCGCCAGTTGGGCGGCATCTCTTGCCGCCGCCGCCGCGGTTGCCGAATTGGACGCGGCAGTTACCTGTGTTGCAATGGTGGCCGCCTGCCCGGGGAGATACGACGTTGCGACCCAGCGAGTTCCGTCATACGTCACCGTAACAACCTGGCCGGCGACGATATCACCCGAGGAAAGACTATTCCCGGTTTGCCGGACAATATTCTTGGCGCCTAGATTGTTGAGGTTCAGCGTCGAAGCGCCTGAATTTGTGTTGGCGGCCCGGAAAGAAACCTGCATCCCAGCAACCAAGGCCACAGGGGCAACCGGCAGTGTCGCAACGTAGGCGTTGGCAACCCCGGTATCCACCACGGAGGTCAGAGCCCCCCGGATAATCTGGCTGGCAGAGGGCGAATGTGTCCGCGCCGTGGCATCGCCCACATGAACCGCCTCACGAAATCCTCGCTCGGTGAGGTGGGGCAGGGGTAGCTTGTCAAAACCAGAAGCAACCCCGGTGAACCGATCGTTCATATCCTCGGCTCTGGCCCTGGTGTAGGGGGCTAGGTCAGTCGGTTTGCTGAAATATTCGTTTGCCATTATCTGCTACTCCCTATCGGCGTTGCCCGCGAAATTGGTGGAGGATATTGACACTATTCAGGACATGAGGCGGGGTAACTGTGTTGGGCGCCTCATGGAAGAACATCAGGGAAATGACAGTTGCAACCCCGTCCAAACGGCCCTCGGCAACGCCCCCGCCGCCGGCGGTCCCTGACCACACGAAGGTATTCCAATCGCTCGCGTTCCAGATCCCTGGCGCTCCCGAGTTCTTGGAAATATCGACATAGTCGTGCATGGGCACATCGGCATCAACCAGCGAGTAGTCAGGGCGGAAACGAAGGGACAATGACCCGGGGGAGAGGGCATCGAGTTCGACGACGACCTTCTTGAAGACCTTCTTCTGAGAAGGCGTTTTCAGATACGAGTAAGGCAGACGGAAAAAAGACCGCATCGGCCTTTGATCCAGGGAATAGCCGGAATCCATCCGATAGACATACCCATCGTCAGAGCCGAAAAAGGTCTCTGTGCTTTCCCCTTCTGCCCGCTTCGCGTCCGATATGCACCGCACCGGTATGCCATAGTCGAAAACCGTGAAAAGAAATCTTCCGTCCACCAGATTGGCCACTATTGCCGACCCATCTTCAAAGAAAAGACGGTATTGGTTTTTGTCGGGGATCGTGCAGCTCCCGATACAGGTGTCTTGCTTCCTGGCCAGCAGCGGGGAAATCAGCCGCGAAACAGTGGAGTCCTTGAAATCCCCGAAGGCTTGGGTTGCTTCCAGCTCGGCAATCCCTGCCCGCGACAGAAACAGGGTCCGGCCAATCCGTTGCGCTGTTCCCTCGATACCGCCAGTTTCCTGGGTATGAGCCCTCATGTTCCAATCAGTCGAGCTTGTGCCGGTAAGGACAAAGATTGAATCCTTGCACCATATCCCAAGCACACCACCAGGCAGCACAAGCCAATCCACCATCTCATCGCCAAGCCCGATCCGCGAGGCGCCGTCGACCGCTGAGTAGACCCCGGTCGGCTGTCCAATGGGGGAGTGGTACACCTGGCCATTCGAGTATCCGAGGAAAAGCTGTTTGGCGTGTGCCTTGATAAACCTCGGTTTCATCCCGACAACAGAAGGCCCCAGGATCCACGTGAAGATGGTGCCGTCGTACTCAAAGGCGTCGCTGACCCCATCGCACCCGTACATTTTGATTGAACTGGCCGCTTCGCCAAAATTGCTATTCTCGAAACGAAACCTACCGCCAGGGGCGAAGACGTTTTCAACAGAGTCGCCGGAAATTGTCGCGTCATTCGAGGCAATCCCGTCATTAATCTCTTCGGCCACAAACGTCCCGGTCTGAGAAGAGAGAAACAAGACGCCCTCCGCTGTGCCGGTCCCCCAAGAACCAGAGATAACGACAACCTTGGAGACCACCGCCGTTGCCCCGGACGTTGCGCCGTCAATGGTATCGCCGGGGAGTATTTCGGCATTACCACCAGAGGTAAACGCCAAGGTCCGCCCCAGGTTGACCAGATCCCACCCCCCGGATCCATTGGCCTGGTACATACGACAGGCCGTATTTTCGGCATTGTCGCGGAAGGCAAACACTTCCCCATGGAAACGCCAAACGCCCCGCACAGGGCCGGATCCGGGAACCACCTCTACCAAAGAGCGCAGCTTTTCCACTGCCAGGACACGATACCGTTCATCCTCCGTGTCACTCACAGAGGTATTTGGCGTCAAGGCATGAACCACCGTCGACACTCCCACCGCGGCAACTAGTAGCGATTCCCCGACAACGAAGCCAGGCCCACTCTGGAACAGCACCCCAAGGTAGCCTGCAGCGTCAGCGGTCCCGTAACCACCGTCCTCCACAACGGCATCCTCCAGGGCTATCCCGACAGACCCGGAGACAGATCCAATGACGGTATCGCCCTCGGCAATGGCGGCGGATCCGGAGGAGAATATCAGATATTGGAAGATCGCCGAGGATGGCAGGCGGCCGTCAAATCGCTCGAAGCCGTCAATGGGCTTGTACCCGGCACCCTGGGCAATCTCGTAGTTGACACATTCAATCATCCGCCCGGGATGAATCTCCGTGTGCGGTGTCACCTGATCGAGGCCACCTCGTAAAGGAAAGAAGAAATCCCGGTGCGGCCTTATCCCTCCCCTCGGGGATTGTTTTCGCATTTACCTTTCTCCAATAGCGAAGGAACCAAGGTTGATTGGCCGCGGTGATGGCTTGTAGCGAGCATCGATCATGGAGATATACCGGTTGTATTCCTCGTTTGCCTCCTCAGCTATCTCCACAGCACCGTCGTAATAGGCGTAGAAAAGAAGGGCTCGCCAGACGATGGCCCAATGCAGATTGGCCGGCTGTATCGCCGGCACATCCGACTCCAACACCAGCTCGGCCGGAACCCGGTAGTAGGGGATACTGACAGAGTATTCCTCCGTTGGAGTTGGCCAGAATAGGAGATCGGCATACGTGCCGGCGATCACCATTACCGAGGTCACAGGTCCGGTCTGTCCCGATTGCAAACTCAGGTGCAGCAGGTAGTCGTCATAATCGAGGTCTGACTGTAGCACCCGTTTCTTGGTCGGTTCGGCAAGTGGGTAGAAAGTGCCTTGCCGGAAATCCCATCGGTCAAGATCGGTTACTTCGAGTTCTTCCAGGGAGTATTCCGACTTGCCGGGGGCGAGGGTGAAAGTTTTGGCCTGCCGCATGAAACTGTAATCCCGGCGTTCCTCCTGGATCTGCAACCAGGCCCGCTTTACCCATGAAGCAAACCGCTCCTCAATCCCCCGGGCTGTTGCCAGGGAGGTTGGCCCAGGGCCAGAAATCGATGCCTCCCGAAGCGCCTCCCGAACCATCTCCAGGTAGTTCATTACGGCCCCTTTAATTCAGGATCTGGAATGGATAGATGGGAACGTCCTGCGCCTCCATGGTCTCGGGATCGTAGACGGTTTTGACCGCGTTTCGTAACGCGCTGACAACCTCCGCGGGCACCTCCACCTCTTTGCCCCTCTGGATGCTGTAGCCCTTGAAATTGACCCCGACGAACACCGGCTGTTTCTCGCCCTTCTCCTCCATGATTTTGATGCGTACCCGCCGGATTACCGGTTTTGGAAGGTCCGGGGCTCCTGCTTCTGGCTTCGCAGCCGGCTCCGGCGGCCCCTGCGGCGGCCCCTGCGGCAGGAAGGCGGCAAAGAGGGTGGTCCACTCCTCGCCGGACTCATCCTTAATCATGTCGGCAAGACGAGAACGGGCTGTTTCGTCTTTCACGTTTCCCGGGATCCGCGTCCCGATGAACTTCGCTGCATACTCTACGCACTCGCTTGCAGTTGCTTTAGTCAGGTCAATGAATGGAAGATCAGGCATTGGCGAACACTCCTTAGAATTTTTTGGTAAAGGTGGTGAGAAGCTCCCGGGGAAGGCTCAGATCGAGACAATCCCCGGGAGATTGGTTGCTACGCCGCTACTACAGATCGGTAACGGCAACCTCCAGGCGGACCATCCAAGCCTGGTTGAGGATGGTGGCAGCGTGCCACATCTTCCAGCCGACATAGCCCCTCTGGCCAAGAGGATCGGACTTGCTGACGGTGCCCGGGTTGATAACAGAGGGCTTGATAGAGCTGGCCCCCTTGAGCGGGCAGTGGCCGTAAGCCGCCTTGGCGATGACAACCACCGGGTACACATCGGCATTTAAGCCAGTGGTCGACTTCATTTGCCCCTTGGCGCCGCCAGCATCGGCAAACGGCACAAGCAGAGGGGAGAGAATGAAACGCAACTGCCCTACGGCCCCAATCTCTTCGGGGCAGAGCGGTTTCCGCGAGCCATACTCAGCCACAGGGACAAAGCCCTCCATGGCCTCGATGTCATATTGGCAGTCAGTATGGGCGAAGGCTATGTAACCCGCCTGGATCGGGCGAGTAGCATAGTGCGTCGACCCGGCCAGCATCTCGGTCATGAACTTGGCCCGCTGCGCCTTGAGGAACCGGACGACACCGGAGATGTCCTTGGGCTCGATGGGGGTGTTTACATCGTCACGGTCGGCACCGTTGGCATAGGCAACGTTGGAGCCGGCCTTCAGGATGCCCCACAGGAGCATTTCCTTCGTCTCGCCGGCCTGCTCACCCGACATTTCGTTTGCATCCGACATAACGGGATCTTCCGCCACGTCAGCCACAACGTCGGTGATCTCGCACACCCCGCCGTACTGCTCCAGGTCTACCGGAACGTCCTCGTACTGCATCTGCTGTGCAGCCGGAGTAACGCCCTCAACCAGAGGGGTGGTCGAGATGGCAAAGGGGATCGGCCGGCGGAACTTGGCCGACTTTGCCTTGTTTTTGGGGATTGGTTTGGTCTGCCCGAATTTGCCGAGAACCATGATCGGTTCGGCGTGTTCGAGCATATCAGTCGCGGCCCAAGCCGCGGTTCGCTGGGAGATATCTCCGTAAGTCGTCATAGTAGGCATGAACGTTACTCCTATGGTCTAAATGGTCTTTTTACGGCTCATCAGATGATGTCCGAGTATGCAGACCGTTTCTTTTCCTTTTGCCGCGAGTAGAAATCAAAGGCCGCGTCAAAGTCATCTTCGATCCCCGCCTCCGGGGCATGACCGACACGGCGCGACACAACCCCAGCAGCATTGCGGAGCTGTTCTTTGCGCTTCTCCTTGATTCCCCGAACCCGCGACGATTCGCCACTTCCACCCCTGTAAACCGGTGAGGATTTGAAGGCGTCGAGAAGGAAGATGGCGTCCCGGGCGTCCTGGCTCTTAACCAGTCCCTGCACTGGTGCGGGCTGTTCTTTCAGCCACGCCTGGTACGTCTCCTTTCCGTCACCAAACACGATATCTTCCCAATCACCGTGTTTGCTCTCCAGCGCCTTGTACTGCTCTGTCAAAGCCTCCCCCAGCTCACGCTCCAGAATCGGATTGACCGACTCAGATACCTGAGTGATCGCGTCAGTTGCCCGCCTTACCGTGTCATTCACCGACGCCAGGCGAGTATCAACAGCCTCTGCAAGTTCCGGGAACTCCTCTTTCAGTTGCTCCCACTTGCTTTTGTCTCCCTCCTCCTTCGCGGCATCTTGCGGCGGGGTCTTGAGGGCGGTTAAGGCGTGTCTCGTCTTGGTCAGTGTCTGGTTCAGACTGGCAACTCTCCCGTTCTGGCTCCTGACTTGATGCTCCAACTCAGCAATCCGGCGGTCTTTGTCAGACACCTCTTCGCTTTTCCCGGATTCAGCCTCCGCACGCGCCTCAGAGGATTTCTCGGCGGCCTGATCGTCGGCAGCAGTATCTGCCCGATCATCATCGGCGGCTTCGTCATTCCCCCCGGCGAACTCTGCGAACGCATCATCAAAACCGGAATCGTCGTCATGGTCCACATTGACGGCCCTGCTGTCCTGCTCGTCCAAATTTTCTAACTTAGGCATGGTCTTCTTCCTCCCGCCGCGACTATCTCGTCAAAATTTGAGCTGGTGGCGGCGTCTGTTTGGCCAATGTCATAAGGCGACGAAGAACAAGAACCTGCCCTTGCGCGTATGTGACATCAGCTAATGATTGGAACACCCCGTCCAACAATTCGCCGGACAGTTCATCCAAGTATTCCTCGGCCCACTCCTGGACCGATCTCCACGTTTGGCTGTGAACGTCAATATCAACGGTCCTTGTTTCGCTCATCCCGCTTTGCCTTTTCCGCTCTCTGGCGGTCTTTCACCTGTTGCCGTGCGATCCGGTCAACCTTGGCAAAATGCCCCTGGACAACCCTTTTATTCCGGTCCATCCACGCTGTGTCACTGACTGGGGCAAAGTAAGATTCTCTCACCGCAGCCTACTTCTCAGATCCCTGAGCCAAACTCCACTTTGATTCTGGCCTCGTCCGCAATCTTGCTTCGATCGATCTTGCCTTTCAGGGCGGTGTTCTCAAGCATGGCCTGTAGCTCGGTGAGTTTGATCTCCTTGTCCTTGGCCAGCTTCATCGCCTCGATGTAGAGGGTCTGCTCTCGCTCCCATTGCCGGAACGCCCGGTCCTCTTTGGCCTCGTTTATCTTCTCCTGATGGATCTGGTATTGAAGCTGGAGCTTGCTCTGTTCCACCTGGGCCGCCATCGCGCCGCCATCGCCCTGTTGCTGCGCCTGCATCGCCTGTATCTCGGCGCCGTACTCCTCTTCCGTTTTCACAAACTCGTCGGCGTCCATTTGCATGGTGTTGGCCAACTTGTCGGCGATAGCCTTAAACTTGAACCACATTTGCAGCAGGGGAGACTGGGCAAAGTTCGCCAGGTTCAGGATGTTCCTGGCTTGCGTCTCTTTGAGCAGCAGGGAGGAGGAGCCTCGCGCCTCGACGACATAGTCGCCCTTGATCTCCTCGCGCTCGTTGAACTGCATATTGAAGTCGTAGAAACGGCCAATCAGGGGTACGGTGATATCATCGTCCCAGTTTTTGACCGCCCGCCGCATGATGATTGCATGGCTGTTGAGCAGCATCTCCAGACCTGACGCGGTCTGTGTCTGGTGCTGGGCGCTCTCACCCTCGGCCACCAAGGGAATAAAACTCTCTTCGTCAGCCAGTTGTCGGGCCAGTTGGAAAATATTCCCCAGTTCGTTCTGGTGGTTCGGGAACTCAAAGACCTGGAAGGCATCGCTCGGCCTGGCCTTCTTGTCCTTGAGGCGCCACAGCTTCAGCGGCGTCAGATCCCACTCAAGTTTGCCGTTGACGGCCACCGGCTCAATAATCTGGTCGTTGATAATGACCTGGCCGCCAACCGATAAACCGGCATTGTCGAGCAACATCCGCCAAACCGAGTTGACGATCTCCTGCGGGTTCCGCATCAGGTAGGGGATCCCGTAGCCGAAGATACTGGCCTCGTCCTTCTCCAGGTTGAATACCGAATATGGCCGGTCGTGCGTATCCAGGGGATTGACCATTGCCTTCAGGACCACCCCGCCACAGACCCACACCACGCCCTCGTACTCCTCCAGAGGGTCGTCCTCGTCCACATCCACCCCGCACAAGAGCAGATATTCCTTCTCTACCGGGCCGTGGTATTCCCACACCACATAGCGTTTTTCCTCACTGATCGATTGCAGGCCCGACATTTCCCGGAGCTGGTTCAGGTAGTCCGGCGCGATCCTGGTCGGCTCAGACCGGAGCGCCTCGATAACGCCTTCCTTGATAAAGCCCGGGGTCTTCGCCAGCCGGCGCAGATCCTTCTTTGTCATCCAATGGCGCTCAAAGATAAACTCGCAGTCCTCCAGCTTTGTGGCTGTCATATCTGGAAAGAAGTCCCATGGTGCAACCGCCGAGTCGGTGGGCTTGGTTATCTCCTGGAACTCGATAACGCGCACACTCTCCCCGGTTTCCGGATCCACCTCTTTCCGCCACCGGCGCCGTGACTTGGTGCGAATCTCCGGACCTTTCACAACCCCGGTTCCAACCAAAAAGCCGTGGTGGATAACGTCACGACAGACAGCTTCGTGCTTCGCCTCCGTCAACTGGTCGTCAATCTCGTCCTGCATCGACGAACACCGTTCCTTAACGATGTCGTCAACCGTTACCTTCTTCTGTTGGCCCCCTTTTGCCCCGGGCTCCTGCCCAGGCTGCTGCATGGCGCCGGCCGCCATCTGCTCGACACCTGGTGGCGGCATACCCTGTTGCCCTTCGGCGGGTGCCTGCTGCCCAGGCTGCTGCATTGCGCCGGCCGCGGCCGCCATCAACCCCTGTTGCCCCGGATCCATACCTTCCATGGCGGTCGGCGCCTGGGGCATTGCCGGCTGGTTCCGCCGCTGCACCTCTTCCTGCAACTCGCCCAGCTCTGTTTCGTCAACGACAGGGGTCGGTTGGATGCTCCAGTTCCGGTCATCGTTCGGCAGAATCATGTCCGAGAATTTTGCCTCGCCGGCTATCGTCTTGCGCCTGGTGATATTGACGAACCGATCCGATCCTTTCGACCGGTTTATCTTTGCCTGCTCGGACTCCCTGTACAGGCCTTTGTACTGGCGGATATCATCAATCCATCGGTCCTCGATGGGCTTGCGGAGGGCTTCTGTTTCCTCTGCCTTCCGTTCCAGGCCTGCGCCGAATATGGCGATCTTGGCCCGCCATTCGTCCCGCTCGCGTGCAACCCTCTCTTCCTCGTTCTCGTATGGGAACTGGCTCTCAAAGCTCTCGCTCTCCATCGCCTGCAACTCTTCCGGGGAATATCGTGGCATCAGTAACTCCTCGCCTCTAAGACGGTCGCTTTCGGCACATCTTCCTTGTAGATATCTCCGCGGATATACAGACAGCCGTACTGCACCGCGTCGTGGGGATGCGAAAATTTGTTCTTGTCTGCCTCTTTGGAGTACCGTGGTGAGCCGGCAACCTGCATCCGCCGATATTGATAGCCGCCATTGAATCCCTTGCGGACCACCTTGCAGGTCGGAGACAATAGAAAGGCTGGCTTGCCGTCAATCAGCCTGTTCAAATAAAACCGCACCGCCTCCCATCGTCGTTTCGCGCTGTTCGACCTATCTGGGCTCCCCTCAGCTTTCAGCCCCAGGTCGCGCAGCTCGTCAAACACGCTCGTTTCGTCCGTGTCTGAACGCTGGTCCCCGGCGGGATCCCCTACAATCACATAGTCGAGCCCCTTGTACTTCTGGCTCATCGTCGGTATCAGCACATTCTCGGCGAACTGACGCACGCCCATGTTGTCCGCAATCAGCTCCTCCAAACCCCGGACCTGGCCGCGGACAGTTTCCTGGAGAAATACGGCGCTCGGTTGCAGACCAAAGTCCATACCGATCACCAGCGGTCGCTTGGGTAGCGGCAGCAGCTCGTACTTGCTTACGTGCAACTGGTCGTTCCATTGGCCCTTGTATATCGGCTTACCGGTGGCCACCGAGCCGTAGTTGTTGGCCAGGTTGACATTGATCCAGTCCCAGTCTTTCCCGGCAATCTGTTTGGTATAGTACCCATCCGGCAAGTTGTTCAGGTTCTCTGCGGCTGGGTTCGGTATCCACCTTTCGGCCTCCTCATCCCACTGAACGCCACCAGGCTGTCGCAGAAACTCCCACTCATCCATACCGGCATCGGGGTTCTTGGCCCGCTCCTCGGCCAGCTCGTAATACCAGTGATCGTCATCACAGGCGTTGGTGTCGCCGATAATCCCGTGCCAACTGGGGCCGCCATCCATCGGCGACGGATACCGGCCATGCCGGCCATCGCACATATCGATGATTGCCTTCTCCAGCTCCTTGACCTCGTTCAGCCAAAACCCTGTAACCTGAGTGCCGCGCAGCTTCTTGACATGCTCGGGCCGGTCCAGGGCCAGAAAGATCAGCTCCGCGACAACAACGGTGTTATCCTCCAGCCGAAACCGGAGATGGTGTGTCGGTGGCTCGGCGCCCGGGCCTTTGTATCTGCCCAAGTCGCCAAACAGATCCATCCAATCTTTGACCGTCGTTGTCAGAAGGTCGCTGTAGGTGTTTCTGACCGCGATCCACCGGCTTTTCCGCTCGCCCTGGGCGTTTGCCCGCTGTGTGACCATCAGCTTGAAAATCTTCTGGCAGCTCTGATAGGTCTTCGCCGATCCGAGCGGTCCCATAATGAAGCAGCACCGTTTGCGCGACAGCATGTACCGGCGCAGTGTTTCACCCTGTGGCTTGAGCCGGATCTCGAAAACTTCCTCAGTCATCGCCCTCGCCGCCGTCTTTTCCCGTAAAATCCTTCACGATAACCAGGCGCTCTTTCTGCAAGTTGTCCCGCTCGTAGAGCCCCAAGTGTTTGAACAGCTTCTCCAGCGCATCGGTTTTCGACCACAACCTGATTTTCCGAACCAGCATCGGCGTCTTGTCGTCCCCGAAGATCGTCACAACATCAACCCCGGCAATGGAGGCGGCTGTGTCGTCATCCAGCAAATGCAGAGGCTTTATGCTCCCGTTCTCGTCAAACAGTTTCCGAATATCCGAGAACGCCACCCGTGACGCCTCGTTCAATACCTTGGCCGCGGAAGTGACCGACATTTCCTCTGCCGCTTTCTGCAACTCAGCCAGCCGATCCTTGACCCAATCGTCGTAGTTCAGGAGCTTCCAGCCCTGGCCGCTACAACTCCTTGGGTTCTTCCACTTACGAGATCCGGGGTAGGCGTGACGGTAAGCCTCCGCAGCATTGCCGTGTTGCAGGTAGTGCTGGACAAACTGCTCCTTTTGTTCTGTCCGTTTCGGCCCCTTTACCGGCGCCCCGGTTGTCCCCGTCCTTGACCTCGCCAAAACCAACCCCCAACAAAAAAAGCCCGGTGTCATTGACATGGAGGGGAAGGAGAAGAGAAACCCCACCATCAACAACACCGGGCTTTGGTAGCCCCAGGCGCCAAAATCAGCCCGAGATCAAAGTAGTCCGTTTATACTTTTTACGGCTAAAGCGCCCGCTCGTATCCGATCTTCGAGCGGGTTATACCACCACAATTTATCGACACCTCCAGCCGGATCGTAGCGGCAGCACCGCCAGTCAAAAGCGTCCGTGTCGTGTCTTCAAACGCATCCAGAACCTTCAACAGCTCAACGTCACATTTGTTGCCCCTTGTCTGTCTGGGGGTTTGCTTAGATAAAGCCGTCAAGTTGTCCATGACAAACGATATCAGACAAATTTGTTTTATGCAATATGAAGTACCTCGTAACTCGTCCAGTTCTCCACACTCATCCTCCCTATCTCGCATTAACCATCGCATCCAGCGCTCCCAAGAGCTTTTTAAAAGGGCACATCATCCCCGCCGGCAGGAGGGGCATACGTATCACCCTGCCGCCCATTACCGCCCTGTTGGCCGCCAGCGCCTTCCGGTCTTGGGCTAAGGTTCTGCACGCTCTCGGCCACAACCTCAGTTGTGTAGCGATCGTTGCCGTCCTTGTCCTGCCATTTCCGGGTCTGCAGCCGCCCTTCGACAT